CCGCCGTACATACTGAAGTCTTCGCCAGACATAAAAAGGCGGGGCACCCTCTCCGCACTCAGTGACGCCCATTAACATAGCTACAGCATCATTGGCATGAGTCTCAGGTGTTTGCTCCCATTTCTTTTCAGTGCACTTCTCTATGCCGAATTTCATGCGCCAAACATCAGTGCTGGACACATCTACAAGTTTAAGATTGGCCAGTCTTTTGTACTCCTGATAAGTAAGAGTTTTGCCAACCTCTACAGTGGAGAAGTATTTTCCATCTCTGCTCCTGGCGTGGTTGAACCGTATATCCTCAGTAATGATGAGTTGGACGGGGTAAATTTTGCACAATTCCCGCACCACCTTCAGTCGGCACTCAACCTTACTTCTCTGGGTCGGCGATAGCCAGTATTTCTTTTTCTTCCGGTTGTTAAACCTGGGTGGTCTCCGTGGTGTGTTCCTGAATCTTCTTGCCCGGCGTAATCTTCGCCGAGCATCCATCTTTCCCGGCACGCCTTCGGGCAAAAATACCATCGCTTTCATCTCGACCTGTTTATGCGAAGACACGGCAACGCCATCGTACTTTGCACCTGGATCTATAGCCATTGCCATGGGTTGAACTTTTTCACCGACCGACCTAACCATCTGGATATAGAAAAGCCCCAACTTATTCCTTCTGGGTATTGCCAAGCCGTCTCGCATCATCATTCTGGCCTTTTTTGGGGTAGTTGGCATAAGAGGTTTACCATCCACACTCATTACCGACACCCTTGGCTGTTCTTCCGGTTTTCTTGACATAAAGGATACTCCTTTCTTCCTTATGGAAGTGATTGTCGCCTCGGCGTTGTCCGCAGGACTTAGGCTGGTCTTTGTCAGCCATGGCATTAAGCGGTTCTGCCTCACATAATCCGGACTGGCGAAACATCCGGAAGTGATTAGGTAGTCCTACGGACTTCTGCTGCTCCCGCAGCCGCCTAGTCAATTAGTTGCCTTTGCCCCCGCCAAGGCAAATCCCGCTTCTATAAGTGGGATAACTGACGGGTTCTTCCCTCCCAACTTTATAAAAGCTTACAGCCCTTTGCCGGAGACATCAAGCGCCATAAAAGTTGCGTTCCTCATGATGATGGCGTGCTTTGTCACATCCAAATCGCCGTTGTTATAGCTGCAGTCGATGTATTTTTTAAGCAGGGTGTTGGTGTCCTTGTCGTATAGTTCAATATCAAAGACGTACCCTTTAAGAGCCTCATCGGCGTTTTCGGGGGCGATTCCCTGCTCGGCCAAGCCTTTTTGTTTGAGTGCCATAAAGCCGACTGTAACGGTATGCCTGGCTATCGTAGGCACGTACTCCTGGACATGGGCATCGCCGATGCCCGAGGCCGGGTCCAGGGCATAGTCATCGCTGCCTCGGACGTTTTGGGCCAAACCGATGATCTTGCCGTCAAACCTCACCACTACACGGTTGCCGGTATGTGTCTTGACGTTGTTCCGTCCCATGACTTAATCCCTCCTTTACGCCGCCGTGTTACTGGTGTACGGCACCAGGTGGGCGGTCAGCAGGATATAGTTAGCCGGAATGGCCGGGCTCGCCTCAAAGCTCACGCTCAGCACATCCCCATCAATGAAGGCCTGAATATTTTTGAATGCCGGATTCTCTGCATCACCTACGATAATGCCTTCGGCCGCACGCCGCTTCAAAGTGCTTTCGGTGCGGGAAATGGCCAGAGCGATAAGTTGCGGACCTGCAGTAGTGCCTGGCAGGGGCTCCAGGCTCTCGCGCACGGTACGCACCGTATGGTCCGCGGCCCACCGGGTGGAGAGTTCACGCCTAGTGTAGCGCGTATCGGCTATCCAGGTGGTGATGCTCTGTACCACCTTGAACCCGCGGCCATCCACGAATTCAACCGGGATGATACCAGCCAGCAGCAGAGTATCGCGATCCTCGGGCTTGACCAGCGGGTCCAGTCCTCTGGCTACGATATAACGGTTGGTAAGCGCCCTACCAGGTCCGCCGCTGGCGAACATACCAGCTAATTGAGCCGCCAGAAGGGGAGGGGGGAAGGTAACCAAAGAGCCGTTGCGGTCGAAATCCTTGACCCCTTGAACCACCAAGGCGGTGCGATCCGAATTCAGGCCTTGCGCCCGGGTGATCCAATCACTCATCTGTTCACCCTGTGTGGCACCCACAAATTGAACCCGTTCCTTCTTACCGGACGGCCCGCTCATGAACTGGCAGTGAGTATCGCCCATAGCATGAATAGCCGCTTCGTCGGTCACCGGGCAAATAACATACACATCCTGCTGCTTCAGGACATCAAAAGCATCCTGCCAGTTCTGGTTTATGATCGTGCCCTCGCTGCCGCCGGACAAGTAAACATAACCATCTGTATTGGCGGGAACCTTTCCTGCATTGGTGGCGCGGGTTGCGTCCACGTAGGGCTCCTCGGTGCTGTTGAACCAGTCGATTAGGGCCTGCAGGTTAGCGGTCACGGTGTAGGCCGCAGTCTTTACGTCCTGCGCCGAAACGAAATCCAACGCCGACGCCGTGGGATGCTCTGCGTTGTCGGCCAGCAGGGTAACGGTTAAAAACGATTTGGTAGCCAGGAAATCATAGAGTGCCTGCACCGTGGGATAATCAGAAAAGTTGGCCGTAAAGCTTTCGCCGGTGCCAGCCGCCAGGCTTAAACTGGTATCGTTGATGGTTATCGTAGCTGTGGTATTAGCACCAGTATATTGCAGGCTGAGGATATCCCGACCAATATTGTCTTTGCTGATTACCTGATCCGCATATGCCACGGTGGCTTTCTTTTTCCCCGTTTGAGTGCCGTTTTCGATCTTCACCTTGATCTGATTGTTCCAGCGTCCCCAATCAGAAGAATTAAGGATAATCACATCGGCACTCGTTGAGTCCTTCAGAGTGAGAGTAGCCTTGGTGGCCGGGTTAACCCGAATCGCCGTCACTGTGCCGGCGCCAGGGAAGTCAGAATCATTCGAGGGATGCATAGCCCGCTCCAGGGCATCCAGCAGCTTGCCGGAGCGCAAAACCTGCCGCGCCCGGGCCGGGTCGCTGAATTTTAGCGCCACACCTGGTTCTCCGCCTTCGGCTTGCCCGATTAACGCCAGCCCAAAGCCGCCTGCGGGATTGGGATTAACCAGCGCCGAGTCGTCTACCCGACTGGCCACGGTGGGGGCTACCAAAAAACGTCCACCGAAAAAAACCGGCATAAGTATTTCCTCCTTTCCTTTCGCGTAACATTATTCCAAAAGGTAACACCAGGTTATTATTAACCTATGGGCCTGTTCCGGAACTCCTCAAATGCTTTGGCATAATTAGCAGCAGTGTCCCGGACTCGCCCTTCCTTCTGCATCATGTAAACAAACCCGCCCATCAACTCGACGGGGGACTTAAACGTATTGGCAAACTCGGACAGGCTAATGATGGGTTCTTTCTCCACCATTGCCTCTGTCGCCGCAAGCTTCTCTTCTGTTTGTGCTTTTGCCATTGGTAATCACCTCCGCTCTTACGCGCCGTTCATGCTGGCCACGGCTTCCTGAGCTACCTCAGTATTTTGGACAACATAGACGGCCAGGTAACGGCAGTTCAATGTAACCGCCCGCAGAAAAACAAAGTCCGGAATATACTGGGGGGCGGGTTCAAAATCGCCGCCAGCCAGCACCTGTTCGTATAACCCTTGTTCCGTGAGGTAGCCTCTGTTTTCGAGCAATGCCTGCTTGGCTATCGCCTGCAGGTAGATTGTCAAATCGGCATTGCCGGCCCAGGCTGTTACCCGGTAACTACCATTGAACCAGGTGCCCTCCAGGCTTTCAACTGCAACCGGGATTCCGCTGGCATCAAGCAATAATTCCTCGTCAAGTTCGCTGCCAATAGGATTATCTATTTCTTGTTCTCCGGCTTGAGCAATAGTCAGGCAGGGCATCTGCCCGGGTTCTCGCGGCCATCCCAGAAGCACCGGGACGGGTTTTGCTGTGGCAAAAAAACGTTTCGCGTCATTAAGGTTTTCTGCTGGCAACCCGGAAAAGATTTCGTCCAACAATGCGGGATTGACCTTAATTTCGCTCAGTTTTTGCTCTATTACACCTTTAATGGCAAGTTCTGGTATGGGTATCATGGTTTATCCTCCCTATGGCACCGCGTAGAGTAGGACCTTTTCAATGGTGCCGCTGGTGTAACCGGATACATTTACCCGCACGAACTTTGCCGCCAGGGTAAGGCTCTGGAATCCTGCCGCGGTCAGCGCCGCGCCTTGTTCAACCCAGCTCTCGCCGTCAAGGCTGGCTTCGATCTTTATCTGGGCGGAAAAAGTACCTGTGGCCTGTACCGCAAAACGGGTACGCCCCTGGAGATCTACCGCTTCGCTGGGCCCTATGGTACTGGCCACATTACTCAGCAAAACGACCTCCAGGGGTTCCGTATATCTCCTGAACGCTTCCCGCGCCAAGTAATCTACATGCTTGGCCGGATTTTGCAGGTTAGGCTCATAAGTATTGGTCATGACTTAGCACCACCTACAACTGGTGCATTGCGCAGAAAGGCGATCCGGGCAGAGCCGCCTTCTTACACCGCTCACCGTTTTTGTTTGTCGCCTGACACCGGCCGTCAGGACTGTCGGTGGCTATACTTTGAGGTTCTTTTTTCTCCGGTTGAACATCCTTCTCTGGAGATTTATCTTCCGGGGCTTTATCGACATTAGTATCTCCGCTACCGTCTCCATCCTCCGCATCCTTTTCCGCTGGCTGGGATTCGGATTTGGGAGCGCTTGAGAGAACAATAGTTCCGCCTCCGTCGGGATGTTCAAAATCATAGCCGCCGTCTGGTAGTTGCCGCCGGCAGGACATGAGGAAGTTGTAGATTTCTTCTTCAACTTCCGCCAATCCCGCCGGGTCAAATTCTACCTTGAACTGGCGGTTGGTTCCTGGAATACAACCGCTAGTGGACCGGTGCACCCGTGACCGGATCGTACGCATTCCGATCGCCCTCCTTTACTGCAACCGGCCGACGTTCTTGAAGATCACCTGACGTTCCGGAGCCTTTACCACAAGCACGTGGTACAGCAAGAGCAGGAACTCGATGGTGGTGCTGACGATGGCCAGTGGGAATTTAATTAACGGCGTCATTTGAGCAATCGCTAAATCCGCCGGATTGCGGTCCAGTAGGGCCACATAACCCGTGAAGGGTATCCTCTGGTTCTTGTCTACGTGGAAAGCGTTACCGCTACCAGGTTGTGGAATAACGGCGATAAACCCAGCCTCTTTATAATCGGCGGTCGTGCCGCGGTAAATGCGGTACCCGGTAGCTCCGGCAACTCGGGCGATCTCCACGGTTACCTGCTGGCCAGCAGCGACCGTTACGGCAGCAGAAGCAGTGGTTAAACCCTCGCCCGAATCATTGATAGGTGACGCAAAGTAGTAATAAGTGCCGGCCGTCATTTTGGAACTACCGGCAGGGTTTGCGGCACCTGCCGTACCTGTCACCGTTGCAGGCGCATCGGGAGCGCCGGGATCCGGCCCGCCATTTTCCGGGTCATCAATGGTATTCTTTAAGGGCCTTGAGCCGTCAACTTCTTCAAAGAAGACGGAAGGCTCGTAAGGTACATAACCGAAGTTGGTGGCATGTCCGCGCAGAGGTTCGCCAGCGACAAAGGGTCCGCGGTTAGCCTCAATGCCCAGCATGACGCGCTCGGCCTGGAGCTTCAGCTTGGACAGATCGCTCAGTACAAAGGGAGACATAAAGGCTTGAACATTGCCGGCGAAGTTGCGCAGCTTGCCTTCCTGATAGATTTTATAGGACGCCTCTTCGACATGCTCGAAGCTAAAAGGTTGCCCCTGCAGGTCAATGATGTTATCTGGCTTCTGGGCCTCCATCTGGCGGATAATCCCGTCATAGTTAACCTCGTTGCCGCTTTCGTCTGTGATACGGCTGTCGCCGAACATCAGCCACCGCTCGATCTTCTCAAGCAGTTCCAGGGTGCCGTTGCGGTTTTCCTCGGCGACCGGATCCACCTGGGTCCCGCCAAGTTGACCGGTAAGGGTCATCTGGTGGGTAACCCCACGCCGGACACCAAGGTATTTGTTGTAGACGCCGAACCGCTGGTACTTGCTCACGCCGCCGTTGGGCGTACCGCCTTCCCGGAAACCAGGGGCGCTACGGCCGCCACCGTAAGAACGGCGCCGGTTCCATTCGTAGTACGGCTGTGCGGAAGGCACTTTGCTTAACCAGTTGAACAGTACCAGGTGCTGCTCTTCAAACAGCACGGAAGTCATGGTAGCATCCAGGTTCTGCAGGTTAATGGGTTGATCGGTCATGCCTGTGCCGCTCACGAACTGAGTGGCCAGGGCCTTGGC